GTCATGAACTATAAGAAAACTATGGCTAATATATCAATTAGTTATAGACCATCTTATGAAGTACAACCTACATTCTCAATGAAGGTTGATAATATTATAACTAAGAGAGGGGCGTAAGCCTCTCTCTCCGATCAGGAGTAAAATATGAGTATAGAAAAATGTCCTAAATGCTGCAAAGATAATTTAACTTATGTTGGAGACAATTGTACTGGTGAAATAGAAGATTGGCATTGTATGTCTTGTGATACATTTTACGAAGTTGATATTGAAATCAAAAGACACTTCAACAATATGAGAGAGGTTCGATATGAGTCTTAAATCAAAAGTAGAAAAGGCTAGAGATTTTTGGTCTAAGGTAGCTAAAGATAATGGCTGGTATGAAGAACCTTTTTATGTTCAAGTTTGGATAGACAAAGGCGGCGAAGTATTGGATTCTGTCAGTCATAGAGATATGTCAAGAGACTTTATTATTATTGACGGAAAATTAAAATAGGACTGGGGGCCTAACATGGGGAGCTGAGAAGCTCCCTTTTTTTATTCCTGGAATTTTTATCTACGCAATCGGACGCACATTTATTTTAGTACGCAATAGGTCGCAAAGTTTTTGATCTACGCAGGAGGCCGCAAGTTTCCGATCCGATCAGATCCCCAGCAGATAATTGAGTGCTTGTAATGTGTAGGTAAAATGCTATAATTAAAGCTGTTAAATAATAAGCGAAAGCAGGAGAACTTAACAATGGAACAAGAAAAAAAATGTGCTGATCTAGTACAAGAAAAATTCAATGAGACTGAAGCAGACTTTAAAGCCGCATCGGAATTTTTTGAAGCAATGGAAGATGCAACAGAAGGAGAGCAAATAGCTCTGATTGCTGTTGATAAACACAAAGGCAACTATTACCACGAATATGAGGATCTATTTGATTATGTAAATCAAACAGCGTTAAGTTGGGATCATGTAGAAGCTGACGGTAAAAACGCTGGATATTATAGACTTCAGTTTTCATGGGGTGGGCCTAGTGATGAATGCAGGATCTATCCTAACCTTACTGAATATTGGTATATGGACTGGTTTGATGGTGCTAGTGTAGAAGTTCCCGAAGATTCATACACGGCCATGATCTGTAATATGATGTATGACTGTTCAGAGGTGGCGTAATGAAGGATTTAAAAATCGGAACTATCAATGGGATCATGGCGGCATTAGCTGTCATGGTTCCGATCACATTAACAGGTCATTATGTAGCTATCATTCCAGCAGTCGCAATTTTTATATGCGGAGCTGTATTCGGGATCTGCGTTCTGATCTTTTTTAAGGGGGAAGAATGAGAAACTTTACAATTTCCAGGCGGGGTAGTATCATTCGCCTTGTCTATATCCATAGACTTTAAGTTCTCCAAAACTTAGATACACTGAAGGGGGCCGCAAGGCCCTCTTTTTTTATGTCTGATTTTTTTTTTACGCAATGGATCGCAAATTCTTTAGGACGCACAAGCTCGCAAAAAGATCAGCTCCGATTTTTAGCTGGTTCGCAAAAAGTTATGATCCATTAACACCCAGCAGGACGCAAAAATTTTGGCAATGTGTGGGTAAGATGTGGTTTTTGAGAATAATAAGTGTTTATCTAATGTTTTTTTTATCTTCTGTTATCTTATAAAGTGTGTGTCTATAGTTGAAAATGTGTGCAATAAGAGTATAATTAGTGAGTATCATAAATAAAAAGGAGAACAAATATGACACGATTAAAATTTAATTCTAACAAGTCTTTAGTCAAGTTGGCTAAGGAAACTATCAAAGCTAGTAATTTCAAAGTAGCTTATAGAGATAAATACACAACAGATAAATCTTTCTATCTTGTAAAAGATGATGGCATTTATTTAATGAACGCTTATCAAACACCAAAAGATAAGACACCAAAAACTAATAGCACAGTTGTCTATGCTAGTGGATTCAATCCTAAATATAACAAAGATGTTTGGGAAGATTCATATCTAGTAAGTAGAGATGACTTTGCTTTCAACTTACATTTAGAAGATGACCAACTAGAAAGAATTGCCAATGGTGGTTCTATTGAAGTTGGTTTAAGTGAAGATGAATATTCAGTGAGGGCGTAATGGATAGAGGGTGTTGCAATGAGTGTGGCTATAAAGCTGATTATATTATTGATAACAATAATTATGCAGATAATGGCTACAAAGATTTAAACCAAGTGCCTAAAGATAAAATGCTTTGTGGCGTATGTTATGAGGAGAACGAAAATGAATATAACTAAACAAGACTTAAAAGAATTTGTTGTGAGACGAGTCACAACAATAGTAGAGGAAACAGTTGTCATGGCTACTGATTGGGAACAAGCAGAAGATTTAGCCCTTGAAAATTGTGATGATATTAAATGGGAACATATAGATGACCGTGAAGAAATAAACGCTGAGGAAGTGTAGCAATGGGACTAACTTTAGTAAACGAAATGCCAAAGGCAAAGAAGAAATATACAAGAGATGAATTAGAAGTAGGGTTTAAAAGGTTTAACAAACTTGCACAGAAACTCTACAAGCTAAACAATTTAGGAAAAAAATCTGAGCCATGGCATTGGAAAGATGAACAAGAAGCAATCATCATGAAGAAAGATTTTGACCTAATGGACGAAGCAGTTGGTTATTTTTGTGGTAGCCACTTAGAAGTCGAAGAAAAAATAACACCATATAGACTGCATGTTTACAGTGCAGGATATTGGATAAATATAGGAGCATAGAATGGATATAGAACATTCAAAACTTGAAAGCATACATTGTGCATTACAAGAACTACAACAGGAGTTTAATATTCCTAATGGCCATGAGCATTTAGAAAACGCTTTTAAATTTACAGAAGATTTAAGAGAGAAATATTTAAAGGAGCAAGACTAATGAGTATTAAAGTTGAAATAGAATGGGTTGAACGAAATAAAAGATATATGACTGTAGAAGTTGACTCCATTGAGGAACTTTCTGATTTTAAACCAATTTTAAGAGAGGGCAAAGAGCATTGGTCTAAGTTAGAAAATAACAGCATACAAATAAAACCATTACTAAGGGGTGAATAATGCAAACATATATATTAAAAATAAGAGGTGGCTTGGAGTTCGATATTCAAGCCAAAGACTTACTTGATCTACACTCGCAAATTAATCTTACCTTTATGAATGAACTGGGTTATTACCTAGATGATTTCATAAGCATAGAACTAAAGAAGCCAAACATGATAAGCGTATGCGAAGAATGTAGGACGCAATCATGGACTATGGAAGATGTGAATGGTCAACCAATTACTAACCATGCAGGAAAGGACGCATACTGTTTTGAGTGTGATGACTTTGCCCATGTCATTGAGATAGAGGAGGTAGTCAATGGATAGAAGCAATATAAAAGTATTAGTTGCTTGTGAGTATAGTGGAACAGTAAGGGACGCATTCCTTGAACTAGGTTTTGACGCTTGGTCTTGCGACATACTACCATGCGAAAGCGATATACAAGATAGACACTATGAGGGAGATGTCTTTGACATCTTGGATCAAGGTTGGGACTTAATGATAGGACACCCACCATGTACTCATCTATCTGTTAGTGGAGCAAGGTGGTTTACTGAGGGTAAGAAACCAATGTATTTAAGAGATGAGGCTATTGAGTTTGTCAAAAAACTTATGGAAGCTCCAATCAAACATATAGCCATTGAGAATCCAGTAAGTGTTATCTCATCTTACATAAGGAAATCAGATCAAACGATTAACCCTTATCAGTTTGGACACAAAGAATACAAACGCACTTGCTTATGGCTAAAAGATTTACCCAAGCTGACTGAAACAGATAATGTTAAGGAAGCTACTGACAAACTACACCCTAAAGAAAAGCATAGGATTTGGTGGATAGGTAGTGGCAAGGGTAAAGAAAGGAGTATGTTCTACACAGGCATTGCTAAGGCCATGGCTGATCAATGGGGAACATATATAGAACAAAGTATCAACAAGGAGAATGACTAATGAGTTATAAAGAATGGGACAATTTTATTATGAGCATAGATAATGAAATTGATAAAAAAGTAATGGGCGAGGGTATTTATCTTACTACTGATAGTGGCGAGGGTTTGGGTTATTGGAACTCTTTAGTATTAAATGCGTTAGTAAATGAAATAGAAAAAGGCAATTTAGTTTTAAACGACTACAGCAAAGAAGATTTACGCAAGAGAGTTGAGGAATCTTATGCAGATTCCGATAGAGATTATTCTTTAAATGAACAAACTAAAACATTTATTAAAGAGGTATCTAATGACAGAACATGATCTAAAAGTAGAACGACAACGAACACTTATCAAGCTGGAGAAGTGGCGTAAAGAAATCAAGATGATCCTTGACGAAAAGAAAGATCCTGAAAAACCTTGGCAGTTTACCATTACATACAATGATGATAGCCAAGTAATTGAATGGTCTAACTCTAATCATAAGCAACATATTCCTAGCCCACATAGTGAGGAGGATCTTATTGACATGATGAAAGGAGATGAACACGAAAGGCAAAGAAAATTATTTAACCAAAAAAGGAGAGAGAACAATGGGATTTAAAATAGAAAAAGATGTGCCACTAAAGAAAGCAAACTTTAGAACACCATTTACACAAGCACTCGATAAACTTTTAATCGGAGATACGATTACAGGTTTAAGTAGAGATGAGGTCTACAAATACAGATCAAACTTCTACACAGCACACTTCAAGGATCGCAAGTTCCAATTCTGGAAGGACGCAACATCTAAAAGATATTGTGTGCAAAGGGTAAGTTAATGACATTTGAAAAAGGCATGGCTAAGTTGAAAGACTTAGTCAGCTCCTTAGAAAAAGAAAACATATCCCTCGAAGAATCAATCCAATCTTTTGAAGAAGGAACTAAGGTCGTAAAGTATTGCGAACGCAAGTTAAAGGACGCAGAAGATAGAGTCAAAGCTATTCTTGATCAGTCTGATCTTCAATAAGATCCTTATCATCTTCTACAGTTTCCGAAGTACCCAAGATAATCTGATTCTCTAACACCAACTCTTTCAATCTATTCTCTAGCTGATCCCTACTCATGTTATCTATCTTATGAATCTTCAACTCTTTCCTATCTACCATAAGCCCAGCAAGTTTAGCTCTTGCAATCTCTGCTGTGACCGCAGGCCCATAACTTCCATCGGCTAATGCAACATCTCTTATCTCACCCAACTTAGTTGCTATGCCTTCAAAAGTAATTTCATTCTTAGCTCTTTGCACAGCTTTGAGTTCCATGATCTTCTCTTGCACATGAGCATACTGCTGATCACTCAACAACCTCGTTGCTGCAACCCCTGGATTTTCATAGCCCGCAAGATGAGCACACTTCGTCTGCTTATAATCTTGATACACCATAAGGTCGACAAATGTTTCCTGTTTTTTTGTTAATTTTTTTTTCTCTTCCATGTCTATATTCTAACAAGATTTCTACTAGAGAATACTATCTCTCCTAAGTAAAGGTGTATGTTAATACACACCTTTCTATAGTTCTCTATAGAGATGCACGTACGCACAACCGCACGTACCAGTAAAACTAGGGCTTTCAGAGGTGCATGTGCGTATGTGCAGGCATGTGCAACTGCACAACCGCACAGACACCTAAATCGCATAGGAATGCACGTTTCAGAGGGGGGTGTGCAATTCGCCATTTCTCCATTGCACGTACGTTTTTGTATATTTTTTGTACAACCAGGATCATTTTTATTATGGGACATTTGTTTCTTTTTCTCTCCTTTATCTCTATTCTTACCAAAGATTCTATCAAAGTTCTCATTAAATTTATCACGATCTCTAGTACGATCACGACTACCTTTTCCACCATGCCATTCAGTCATTGTCTCTCTCCTTAATTATATTTATATCTGTAAACATGTTTGTCAATCTCTTCACTGCTATCTCTATATAATCATCACTGAGCTCACATAAAACTGTGTCTCTAGCATGAGCATTGGATACCTCTGCTGTTGTGCCACTACCACCAAAAGGATCTAATACTGTGCCACCTTCAGGACAACCAGCTAATACACACGGCTCGATCAAGTCTGGAGGAAAGGTTGCAAAGTGAGCTTCGGCAAAAGGCTTTGTTGCTACAGTCCATACTGATCTTTTGTTTCTCTTTTCATAAGCTCCCATGTCTTTAAAGCCACCTCTTACATCGAATCCATCTATGCCTTCAGTTGACTTGCCTACATTCTTTGCACTGTTAGGCTTACCTCTTTCTCCTTTGGAGTTGACTGTCACTGATTCTTCTTTGATCGCTTCGTTATCAAAGTAATACTTCTTACTCTTGCTGAATAAGAATATATACTCATGTGCCTTGGTGCATCTATCCTTTACACTCTCTGGCATTGGGTTAGGTTTGTTCCATATTATGTCTTGCCTTAGTATCCAACCATCATCTTGCATAGCGAAGGCAACACGCAAAGGTATACCGATAAGACTTTTAGGTGGCAGTCCTGTTCTTTCCTTCATAGTGCTATGACTTGATATGTTTCCGTACTTCTTTTGCATCTCTGTTGATCTATTCGTTGATCCTGAAATTGCATTAGTATTAAATCCTTTGCCGTTCTGAGCTCCGTAACTATCACCTATGTTTAACCATACTGTGCCATCATCACGAAGGACACGCTTTACTTCTTTAAATACATTAACCAGGTTATCTACAAATTCTTTAGGAGTTTCTTCTAAACCAAGCTGTCCTTCAACACCATAATCTCTTAGTGCAAAGTATGGCGGACTTGTTATGCAGGTATGTATGCTTTGATCTTTTAGTTGTTTTAACGAATCAAGACAATCTCCTGCGTATATATCTATCTTCATATTTCATTTCCCCAGACATCCCACCCTTTAAATGTTTCATCACCGAACAAATCATTTTGTTTTCTTGCAAACAGTTCAATACGAGGCAGGTCGCCACAAAGTTCTACAATGCTTTCTCTTACAACGCCTGGCTTTTTTGAGTGTTTATCAATAGGCTCATAAACAATTTGGTGCACTGACTTAGAAACTCTTTTAGGCTTACCTTTAGTAGCTAACAAACATATCTCATTGTTTGCTCTTGTCCAATAACCTAAACCCCAAAAGAAACTATCTGCTTTTTTGTTTTTTTTAACCCAACTAAAACCACACGTTTTGTAAGTAAATCCCCACTCTTCTATAGTTTGCAACCCTTCTTTTAATAAAGGGTAGGTAACCCAAATAAAAAGTACACAATCATCATCTGCTATATCTTGCACTGGTAAATCGTATATATCTTGGATATCCATGCAAGCGTATTCTTTTTGTGGATCACGAATATTAGCATCTGTTGATGTGCCCTCAGTTCTTTTTTTCGATTGATATTTAAACTGCCACGGCGGATCAGCGTATATTATGTTGTATTTTTTATTAGGTAGCTCAATCACCCTCTCTCCTTATAATAAACTCTTACCATATACTTTCTTACAACTGCTACCAAAGTAAACACTGATACTTGTATTACAGATGTAGCTACAAGACTTACCTCTAAGTATTTACACAGACTAAGCAAACCAAAGCTAATCGGAAAGGACATAATCAATCCTATGCTGACATCATTCATAGCTTCATTTAATGATTCTTTATCTATCTTAATCATCTTTCCAAGGTCGTTTCATTTCATTGTCTGCTAAATAATACCAAGTATTCTTACCAGGTACGTTATGATTCTTTACTCTTTCGCCTAGATACTTCTGCACATAACTTACTGCATAACGAGCGGCCCTCTCTCCTGATGCCATCTCATTTTCTTTAAGAGTTTTTCTTGCTAATAGTTCTAGTTCTTGTCTTGTATAAAACTTTTGTTTACTCATACCTGATGCTACTACTCTTGCAATCTCTACCTCATCAGGACTGTCTTGTGCATCTACTACCTTGAAGTATCCTTTTTCAAAATCAAAGTATGCTAGATGCTGATCAGGTTCTCTTGCATTACGAGCTTCATAGAATAATGTTATGTTTGGTTTCTTACCCGACAGCTTAACACCTGAATCCATCCACCCAGCGAAAGCACTACCGCCCCTAGCTGACATGAAAGATAAATCATCTGCCCTTTCT